TCAACAAAGCCGATCGTCCCCCTCATCCAGGGTATAAATCAGCGCAAAATAGCTGTCATCCTTAATTGAAAGTGGGTCAGGGTTATCAAAGTTCTTCAGAACCTTAATTGCATAATCACGTTGCTCGTAGCAGATACCTTCTTTATTAAAACCCGCAGTAGTGATTGCAAAAATAAGAGACTGCAGGCGCGCCCCGGTCGCTGTTTCCAGAACTTCCCAGACGTCACGGGTTTTATGTGCGTGCAGCTCATCAACGATCCCGCAGTGAATATTAAGGCCGTCGAGGTTATTCGCATCACTGGCTACAGGTTCGAATTTTGAACCCGTCCGCTCCTGGTGAATATTCAACTTATTACTACCAAACAATCGGCCCAGTGTTTTCGGAGCCAGCTTAATCATGCGCTTCGCATCATCAAACACGATGCGGGCCTGATCCCTGGTTGTTGCTGCGGAATAAACCTCAGAACCACCCTCACCGTCGGCACCAGTCATATAAAGCCCGATGCCAGACGAAAGCGTTGATTTTGCATTTTTACGCGCTACTTCGTCATAGGCGGTACGAAAGCGACGCACAAACATGGGGTCGCCATCGTCGTCAAGAATGCTCTCAAACGTTATTTCATCTATTAGCGGGACGACAAACCCGAAAAGGTTAATCAGGATGAAGGTGTGCCAGTCCATCAACTCGATCGGTTTGCCGGTCAAGTGCCCCTTCACATGGGGGACGAAGTTATAAAAATCGAGAACGTGCTGGGCGCGGCCTTCATCAAAATAAACACCGCGCTCCGGGCCGTGCTCTAAATCATGAAAGAACCGCTGGCACGCAAGACGCACCAGTTCGCCAGCAACGATATCGCCAGATACCACGCGCTCGGCGTAGCGGAATCCATCTGCAACGGTTGCCATTCATCATTTGCGCTTTTTAAGAAATTCTTCCAGTGGGTCGGCTTCTGCCGGGCCTTTTGCACCAACCTTTGATCGGCTGGCAGGTGTCATGCCGAATTCGCTCAGCATCGCTCTGATCCGTTTCCACGCGTCAGCCTTCATGACTGCTGCAG